GCACCGCCACGAGCATCGATGTCCAGGTCACTGACGCGAATGGCACAGGCATCGACATCACTGGCGCGACCGTCACAGCGAAGGTCTACAGTTCAGCGGGAACACTCGTGGCGTCGTACGCTGGCACTGCGACGTATGCGGACAATGGTCGTCTGTCATTCGGCTTGACGACTACGGTCACGAACACATCTGGCACGTACACTGTGACTGTGACCAGGACAACAGGCGCGACTGACACGCAGATCTTTGGACCACTTCGACTTTATGTGAGGCCAGTATGAGCGTAAACATCATCAACATCACCGAAGATCCGGAACAGGTTGTGCAGCTCGCAGCCTGGACTGGTGACTGGCACACGTACGTGGTGCGATTGGTGGATTCAAACGGCTCACCGATTGACATCACGACAGGCACTCTTGCGGCGACATACACGACAGCCGCCACAGGCGTTGCGTATTCGTTTGGTGGAGGAAGCGCCACGCTCACGAAGTCTCTCTCCTCACAGGGCATTGTGACGGTTCTCAACCCCGCTGCCTATCCGACAGCAGCTGTCGTGCGTCTGACTTTGTCGTTCACCGTGTCGACTACCGTGCGCCGCTTCGGACCATTACTGATCGAGGTCCTGGCGCCATGACCGTCAAGGTCGACCTGTCCGGCTTCGATGACGCGGAGAAGCGTTTTCGCATGCTGGCTGTTTTTCTCCAGAATGCGGTGAGCGCTTCGTACACTGGCATGATCGCGCTGATGACAGGCGCAAAATCAGGACGAAGGTACAAGCTCCCAGGAACACAAACGATCTATCAAGCATCAGCGCCAGGACAAGCACCAGCGGTGCGGACAGGATTCCTGCGAACCTCGATCACGATTGGCAAAGTCAACGATTACGAATATGTGATCAGTATCGCGGCGCCTTATGGCAAGATTCTCGAGTTCCAAAAGAATCGACCGTTTGCGATGCCGGCATCCACGAAGGCATGGAATGTTTTCACAGGCGTGGTGAGGAAGTACTTCAATGGTTGAATCACTCGTAGTCGACGAATGGATATTCGACACGCTCACAGCTGATGCAACGCTTCAGGGACTGCTGGCGGTAGACAATCGATCGCCATCGTACCAGCAAGGTATATACCTGTACCTGGCTCCTGAAAAGGACCCGATCAGCCTCCGACAGCCACAGGTTCCATACATCGTGGTACGTCACACTGACGCTGGCCAGGACGACACCACAGCCATGTGTGGCGGTCGAATCCTCACCAGTTCCGTGCACCAGGTGTGGTGCTGGGACACGCAGTCTGGTGCTGTCTCGATGGCGCGCATCAAGGCCATCGTGGACCGAATCGATACACTACTAAACCGACAGACAGTAAACTCGACGACTCCTGTCTTTTTCCTGAATCGCGCATCCGTCAGTTCATCTGTCGACGTGTCGCAGGATGGTCGCGTCGATAATGGCATCGCTCAGATTTACGTTGCCACAATAACACCAGAGGTATAACTATGGCCCGTCCGCTTCTCGCTAAAGATGTAACACTTACCGTCACTTTCACTGCTGCCGCATTGACTGGTGACACAATCGCGCTTCCGACCACGACTGCGACTTCGGTCCAGTGTCTGGCTAAGAGCTTCAGCGCAACTATCACACAGAACATGGTTAATGCGACAGCATTGTGCGCGGTCTATGAGGCATCACTTCCGACGACACAGGCAGGAACAGTCAACCTCGAGCTGTACATCGACAACACCACTGGTCCTCTGTTCGCGTCGAAAGTTGGATTCGGGTGTGAGATTGATGTCGACCTCGATGGTGCAGGTTCCGTTGCTGGCAACGTGGTCAAGTATTTTGGTATGGTTACTGAAGCAGGGCTGTCCCTGACTCCGGAAGAAACACAGACCGAAACCGCGACCATCAAGCTTGGCGTGTCCGGAATCACTGGTCTGTCAGGATCATAACTTGAGTTCAATCTTTGACAACATTCCCAAACTAGAGGGTCGACCGAATCTCGTAGTCGACATCGAGCGGTTCATCGGAACGCCAGGTCAAATCGTTTTCCGCGAACCAAAGGCATCCGATCTGTTTCCTCGGCCCGAAGTTGAGAAGATGTTAAAGATTGCATACCCTGAGTTCCCAGCACAGATGCTGCAAATCCTCATGATCATGGCACGGTGTTATGTGATTCAGCCTGGCGATGGTGAAATCAATCCTGGAAGGCGCTTCGCGCAGCTCGCTCGAGACCGGTCTGACATATACCTCTATGTCGTGGCTGAGTTCGCCAAAGCGTTTCCGATTGACTTTGCAGCGGCGGTAGACGAAGTCCCAAACGACTAAGCGGGGTGGCGCAGACGATACTGTACACAAGTGTGCGGCATTTGAAGCGCCATCCCCGTGAGACCGATTTCAGCCTGGACGAGTTCGCTGAAGTCGCATGGGCGGCTGAAGTCTGGGACAATCAGATCGTGGAAATTGTCAAGGCCGTCATGTCGGTCATGGCTAAAAGGACACTCTAATGGCGCTTGGCATCTTCGACATTGTATTCAAAGTTTCAGGCGCTGGCGATGCAGTCCAGGGGCTGAAGAACGTCAAGGCTGAAGCAAAGTCGACAGCTGATGCTTTAGACCATAGTAAATCTTCGGCTGTGAGTTATGGCGACCAGCTGTCAAAGCTTGGAAAACTTGGAGCCACACTCGGTGCCATGGGTGGCCTGATCGCATTTGGGAAGTCTGCACTCACTGCAAGCGGAGAAGCTCAGGAACTAGCCACACGACTTGAAGTCGTTACAGGATCCGCAGCCGAAGCAGCGAAGGTCATGGCGAAGGTTCGCGAAGTCGCCGGTCCTTCACCCTTCACCACAAAGCAGCTCGCGAACGCCGCAGTCGGTTTGCAGGCGATGGGTTTGAACGCGCAGAAGGCACTCCCGAAACTCGCGGATCTTGGCGCGGCATTCGGTGCTGACGAAGAGCATCTCAAGTCGCTCGTCAACATGATGGGCAAATTGAATCAAGGCATCATGCCAGACTCCGAAACTCTCTCGATGTTCGGCTTATCCAAAAAGGATTTTGCTGGCGAAGGAATCACGTTCGACAAAAACGGAACCTTGATCTCGAGTGCGTCAGAAACACTCGACGCATTGTTTCGCGTCATTGACAAGAAGTACGGCGGTATGACGGAGCGCATGGCGAAGAATACAAATTCGCAGATGGCAACCATCGTCGATTCGTTTGAACAACTCAAGGTCAAGGTCGGTGATATCTTCGGTGCAGGTTTGGCCCTTGTGACGCCAGCCATTACAAAAGGTCTTGAAGATATCACAAAGTTCTTTGACTCTGTCAAGGTCAATGGTTCGGCTGCACAGACAATCCTTATGGGTATCGCTGCGACACTGGCTGCCATCACTGCAGTCCAGATTGTCAATGGCATCATTACCCTAGTCAAAGTCATGAAGCAGCTGGCAAACGGCCTTAAGTTAATAGCGGCGGGTGAGGCATTGGTCAATGCACTGGCCGGTCCTGCTGGTATCGCAAAGGTTCTCGCTGGTGTTGTAGCTGCTGGTGCCGCTATCTATGGAATGAATGCCATTTTTGACAGTATGGAGCAAAGCGGCGAGAAGACTGGAGGCACCACAGCACTTTCGCCTCCAGATACAAAACCAACAATAGGCAAAGCAGCCGAAGCAGCTGCTGCTGCAGCAAAGTCTACCGAAGGCAAGGGCGGTGGCCTGATCAATACAATGGTCGACATAGCGGCATATGCGGCGAGGATGCAGGCCGCATTCGTGGACATGGCGAAGTCGATGGAAGGTCATCTCTATGAGATCGCGAAGAACACCGGAAGCACTCGAGATCTGCTTGACCTTCGAAAACAGACATTCGGTGGCGGACGCCTGGGCGCAATCGGTGTGACAGCTGCCGAACTCAATGCAGGGAACAACGCGACGAACACTGGTGGCGTCGGTATCATCCCGCAGACACTCATCCCGGCTTCTACGGACCTCGAGCGCGCGATGCGGAAGATGATGATCCAGCAGGGACGTCAGAACCTGGTCACTGAAATGAGAAGAATCTAGATGGCTACAAACTGGCCGATAAAAGTCGAGGTCGACTGTCCGGAGCCACGTCCTGGCTTAGGGCGCGTGTGTGTTGGTGCCGACGGAACTTCATGGGACCGTGCGAACTCTACCGGCTGGTTTGACAGTGTGACGAACACGGCGATGCCAGCACCTCTCCCTGTCACCGAAGCATGGTCTAGCAATTACAGCGGACTCTATGCGAGAGTGCCACGAAGCGCCTACACGCTCGTGACGGGGTCTGTGTGGAAGCAGATGGAGATCAATGCGGCGGGTGATTATTACCTGACAGCGACGACGCTCGGCACTGCGAATGCGGAGTATGTCAAAACGACTGCGTCGTATGTTGCCAACCAAGGATGGTACATTTCCGCGTACGTCCCAAACTGGGTCGATAAAAGTTCATTACCATTCCTTCGAGTGCAGTGGGGCTATGGATCCGCATCGACAGTGGAGATGGTTTTCCGTGGCGACGGCTCATGCATCGTTTACAAGAATGGCATACAAAAAGGTGTCTATGATCAAAGCGACACGAACAAGAATCCTGGTCGAGCTGTAACCACTGCCAGTGCTGTCGGTCAGCGACAGGTCAGCCTTTTGATTATCCCGCTCAAGCGTCGTGAGGTGCTGGTGACCTCGACCTTCGGTGCTAACTTCTGCCATATGTTTGAGGACTTGAATGACGTCGAGGGGAACGTCATCCTTCCGTCTGGAAGTTTCGCCTGGAAGGTTCCATATGGTCGACCGACAGTGCAGATCGCGCCTGTCGCATATGAGACGACTGGAATCTTTTACTCCAAAAACATCACGCTCCGATATCCACCTCCGGTTGGTGCGACATTCGTCCCGCAGTTGTGGGGTGATGTCGTTGGAACATCCGCAGGGACTGTCACTACAGCCGTCGCTGTAACCGATGGTTTTTCTGCGTACACGCCAGATGGCATCATTCAGAATCTGCGGATCAAGGTGACCATCACGACTCCGAGTCCATACACGCAGACCTATGGTGTCTCTGCGGCAATGGCCAGCAGCACACCAGCTGCAACATCGACATACAATGGTCCAGTCGACATCACACAGTACATCGATAATTTGGTATTGAGTGTTGATGAGACTTCGCGCACCACTCTAAAGATGAGCGCCAGGCGCCAGAAACTCCTCGATGCTGGAGTGGCACAGCCGCAGATCACAGGCGACCGTCCGATACGGGTGGCCATATCTGACAGCGCATCACCGACACCTGTCTACACGGACATCTTTCGCGGCACACTGGCGCCTCCGCAAATCCAGTATGAGCAGGGTGATACGAGTCTAAAGTTCTCGACGTTACAGTTTGAAGGACAGGATCGTTCACGAGACTTTGAGCTGTATTACTTCCAGGACGGAATCCTCTACGACGGGTACACAGCACAA